GTCGCCTCGGTTTCTCTCCCTGGAACGGGGAGACAAAATCAGCGGGCCGAATTACCGGCGGATTCTATCCAGCTAGTGCCAGCTAGAATAGAAACGCCTCGGCCCGCTGACGTAACAGGGTCATACGGGGCGGAGGCGCGCGGGTGGATCCGCGAGTATCTCGAGCAGGAGCTCCGCCCCTGGCAAGCCTACGCCCTAGAGCGGATCCTCGAGCACCGCGCGGACGGCTCGCTACGGTGGCGCCGCGTGATAGTCACGGTGTCGCGACAGTCGGGCAAGAGTGTGCTCGCGCGGGGCCTTTGCGGGTGGCGGCTCGGCGCCGCGGACCTGTTCGGAGAACCACAAGTGATCCTCCACGTCGCGAATCTACGCTCCACCGCCGGCCTGATCTGGAAAGACGCGGCGCGCACGCTCGAGGCCGCGATCGGCGCCCGCGTGCGCCGCAGTAACGGACAAGAGGCGATCGAGCTCGCCGACGGGTCCGCGTGGCGGCTCGCCGCCTCCACGCTAGACGGCGGAGTCGGGTGGTCCGTCAGCCTCGGGTTCGTCGATGAAGCGTGGCGGATATCCCGCGAAGTGGTCGACGGCTCGATCGCCCCCACGATGCTCGAGCGCGCCTCCCCGCAATTGGTGCTCGTTTCGACGGCGGGTGACGGTGGGTCCACCCTGCTCGCCGAGGATCGCGAGTCCGCGATCGCCCAAATGGGCGATCCTGACTCGGCGCGGATCCTGATCCTCGAGTGGTCGGCGCCGCCCGACGCTGACCCCGCCGACCGCGAAGCGTGGAAAGCCGCCTCGCCACACTGGAGCTCGAGCAGGCGGGAGGCGCTCGAGCACGCGTTTTCGGTCACCCCCGAAACCGCGTGGCGGGTGCAGTACCTCAATCAGTGGGTGCGCTCGGCGCGCTCGTGGATCACCGCGGGCCAGTGGCGCTCAGGGGAGCGGGCCGAGCTCGAGCTCCCCCCTCGGCCGGCCGGCACCGTCGCCCTGGAGGCGCACGTTCAAGGGCACCCCTACGGGATGGTGCACGCGGTCCACGACCAGCGCACCGAGGAAACCTACGTAACCGCCCGCGTGTTCCCCACCCGCCGCGAACTATGGGCGGAGCTCGAGCGCCTCGCCGCCGGCCGGCGCGGGCTCACCCTCTTACACTCGCCCGCGTTTACCGGGCACATACCCGGCAGTCTGCGGGGGGTGGCGGTCACCCGCGTCGGGATGGGCGAGCAGTACGCCGCTTTCGGGCCGACGATCGCGGCGCTCACCGAGGGGCGGGTGCTGCACCGCCCTGACCCCGAGCTCACCCGCCAGATGCTCTCCGGGGTCACCGTGTCGGTGCCCGACCGTGGCACCGCCCTATCCTCGAAGGCCTCTACGGGTCCGATCTTCCTTCCGCGGGCGCTCGTGTGGGCGGTCGGTCAGGAGCTCCGGCCCGAGCTCCGCCCGCGGCCCGCGGTCCGCGCCCACCGTCCGGGGGGGTGAGCTCGAGCTCCGCGGGGATGCGGGTTTGCCCGTCGGGCGCCCGAGCTCGAGCTCAGCGCCGCCACCGTGGCATCGGTCAGCGCTCGAGCTCCCCGCCGGCCCCGGTCGCGCGCACGTTGGAGCTCGGGCGCCGCGAGTCTACACCCCGTTTACCACCGTTGCAACGGAGCCCGAAGCGAAATAAGGCGATCTGAGCGCCTCCGGGCGGGGGGTGAAGGGTTTTACATTCACCGCGGGCGGGCCGGCGGGCAGCCCGGCCGCCTCGAGCTCGAGCGCGCCCCTGTTCGATACTGTTCGGCGCGGCTGCGTCCGAGCGGTGACCATTGCCCGGCCGCCCGCCCCGGGGCGATAACACGTGCTAATGGTTACGGTGCGCCGGTCGGGGGCGGGCCCCCTGAGCTCGAGCTCTACGGGCCCCATCGAAAAAGGCCGCCGGCCGGCGCCCTGCCAGCCTCGAGGATCCGTAGGGTGGGCCGCCTAGCACGGTTCAGGCATCGGGCCGAGCGTGGCGGCCCGCCGGCCCCTCGGGTAGCACGGTCGCGGGCGGCCGGCCGCCCCGGTTCGCTGAGCTCCACCCTCGAGCTCGCGAACATCGATCTCCCCGCGCTCGGCGTGACCCGTGACCTGGCCCTCTCGGTGCCCACCGTCGCGGCCTGCCGTGACCTGATCGTGGGTGCGTGTGTGCAGATGGGCGTGGGCCGCCACCGCGGCGCCGAGCGCCTCGAGCCCGGCCCCCTGTTGACCCAGCCTGACCCCGATACCACGTGGGCCGCCACGATCGCGGGCACCGTTGACGATCTCATCTTCTACGGTCGCGCCTACTGGACCGTGCTCGCCTTCGACGGCGCCACGTCCGAGCAGAATCCCGAGGGGTTCCCGATACGGGCCCGCTGGTTCCCGTATGACACCGTGACCGCGAACGTCGTTTCCGACGGTGGAGCGTATTCGCGCCTCGAGTCCTACACGGTGCAGGGCTATGAGTCTGAGCTCCCGCCGCGGATGGTGATTCGCTTCGACGCGGCGCTCCCCGGGGTGCTCGCCTACGGGGGTCGCACGATCCAGACGGCGCTCGCGATCGAGCAGGCCGCCCGCCGTTTCAGCGACGTGGATATTCCCGCCGGCACCCTGACCAACCAGGGGGCGGAGCTCTCTCCCGACGAATCCGACGAAATCGTCGCGGAGTTCGAGGCGGCCCGCGCGAATCATTCGGTCGCGTGGCTGCAGTCGGTCACCTATGAGCGCACCGACATAAGCCCGCATGATCTGCAGCTAATCGACGCGCGGGCGATCGCTGCGACCGATTGCACCCGCCTGTTTAACGTGCCGGTCGCGATGGTCGGCGCCTCCCCGTCGGGAAACGCCACCGCGCTCCTGTACCAAAACCTGGACGCAACGCTAGCCCTGTTCGTGTCGAACGCGGTCGCGCCGCATCTGCGGGTGCTCGAGCAGACACTCTCGCTGCCCTCGGTGACCCCGCGCGGTCAGGCGGTCGCGTTCGACGTCCAGGCGTTTCTCCGTTCGGATCCCGCGGCCGCCGCGAAGTACGCGCTCGATCTGTACGCGGCTGATCTTGTGTCGCGCGACGAGGCGCGCGGGTTCCTCGGGATCCCCACGACCACCGCTGACAATGCCCTGCAACCGGGGAGTGTGAACTAGTGCTCCGTCACGTGACGTATGTAGCCGCGGCCGACACCGCCCGCCGGCTGATCGAGGGGGTGGCGGTCCCCTACAACGAGGCCGCCGAAATCGGCTGGGCCCGCTACCAGTTCGAGCGTGGATCGCTGACCCCCGCCCGCGGCCGCACCCCGTTTCTGCTCGGCCACGACCCAAACCGGCCGGTCGGGGTGCTCGAGGCGCTCGAGGATGGGCCCGACGGCGCCCGAGCTCGTTTCCGGGTGGACAAAACCGCGGACGGTGACACCGCGCTCGAGCAGGCAAAAAGCGGGTCCCGCGGCGGCCTCTCGATCGGCTTCGAGCTCGAGCGGTGGGCCGAGCTCGAGGATGGCCTCGTGTCGGTGGAGGCGGCCCGACTGTATGAAGTTTCGCTCGTGTCGGTGCCCGCGTTTGAGTCCGCGACGGTAGAGCGGGTGGCCGCCCAGCACACCGAAACGCCCGACCCCGACCCCGAGGCCGACCCCGAGGCCGACCCCGACGCGGCGGAGGACCCTGCTGATCCTGACCCCGAGGCCGACCCCGACGCGGCGGCGGAGCTCGAGGCGGACCCCGAAGAGGAGGAGGAAATCATGCCCGAGCTCGAAACGGTGAGCGTGCCGGCACCGCCGGCCGAGCACCCCCCGGTTATCCGCGCCGCGAAGCGTGAAACGGCGCCGCCCGCGACCGCGGGCGAGATGGTCAGCTACCTGATCCGCGCCCAGCACGGCGATACCCGCGCCCGCCGCTACCTCGAGGCGGCGCTCACCGAGTCCATCTCTACCGACGTCAGCGGCCTGCTCCCCAAAACCTATGAGCGCACGGTGATCGGTGAGAAAACGGCGCCGCGGCCGCTGTACGACCTGTTCCGATCGAAGCCGCTGCCCGGGGTGGGCCTGCAGGTGGACAAGCCCGTGTGGACCACCCCGCCCGTGGGTGCGTGGGCCGCCACCGTTGACGCGGACGCGACGAGCACAAAGGTCGCGATCGGCACCCAGTCCGCCACGGTGCTGCGGTGGGATTGGGCCGGCGCGATCCCGTGGGTTGTTGTACAGCGCTCGGACCCCTCGGTCATCGACGAAATCTACGCGGCCGCCGTGGAAAACTTCCACGCGGCCGTGGAGGCGAAAATCGGCGGGGAGGTGCTCGCGGCGCCGCCCGCGACCGCTACCACGCTCGGCGCCGCCGTCGGGGAGTTCTTCATCGCGTGCGGTAAGACGCCTGACGCGATCGTCGCGGCCCCCGATGTGTGGGGCGAGCTCGCCGACGCGGGCGAGCTCAGCGTGCCGGTCGCGGCGGGTGACCCCTCCGCGGGCGGGACCGCGCTTACGTCCACGTTCGCGGGGATCCCGGTCAGCGTCAGCGGCACGCTCGCGGCGGGTAACGCGGTGCTCGCTACGCGGCGGGCCGTTGACGCGCGCACGACCGAGCCCGTTCGGCTGACCGCCAACGCGATCGGCGCCCTTAACGTAGAGCTCGCGGTCGTGGGGGAGGGGTTGTTCGACACCGACTATCCGACCGAGCTCCTGTTGATCGCGGCGGTGACCCCGCCGGCCCGCTCGAGCTCCGCCCCGAGCTCGAAGAAGTAAGCGTGGCCGACTGGCTGACACCCGAGGCGGTGGCCGCCTACCTGGACGTGCCCTACCCCGATGATTCGGGGCGGGTGGATCATGCGACCGGCGCCGTTCGCTCGGCGGTGGAGCGGCGCCGGTCGGACCTCGATTTCACCGACTCCACGACGGTGCCCGCGGACGTGACGGCGGCCTCGATCGAGTGGGCGAGCCTGATCTACCTCGCGCGGACCGCCCCCTCCGGGTATGCGGGTTATTCCGAGGAAACGGTGCTGTACGACGCGCTCGGCGCCCGCCGCGGTGACATTATGCGGCGCCTCGGGTGGCGGAGGCCGATCGCGCGGTGACCGTCGCAACGGGCATCGCCTCCCGCGCCCGCGCCGCCGTCGCGGCGGAGCTCGAGCTCGCCGGGATTACCGCGGTAACCGATTCGGGGGCGGGCCATCCGGCGCCCGCGTGGGTGCTCGTGGGGCTACCGTCGCTGACCGCCCGCGGCCTCGCCTCGAGCTCGTTCAGCGTGCCCGTGTACGTGATAAGCGGTGACCCGTTGAACGACGAGCACGCGGTGGACCGCCTGTACGCGCTCGCGGACGATACCGCGCTTGCGCTGAGCGCCGATCAGTACCGCCCCACGTCGTGGCAGGGCGGCCTTAACGCTGAGCCGCTGCCCGCGATCGAGCTCGCTGCAACCGTAACGCTGACCTACGAAACGGAGGCATAAAGTGTCGGTTCCGCCGCCCTCATTCCATGATTCCCGCCTCGGGCCGGGCACACTCACGATCGCAACAAACGATTACTCCTACCAGATAGCAAACGCAGCGCTCGAGCCGGATATCAGCGACGAGGACGGCACCCCGACGCTCGCCGACCCGGACCCCGCGCCGCTCGCCACGATCTCGTGGAAGCTTACGGGGTCAGCGGTGCAAGACTTCGAGCTCGGCGCCGAATCGTTCCTTAACTACCTCATGGACAACGCGCTCAGCGAGGTGGCGTTTGAATTCACGCCGAACACGGCCGCCACGACAAGCTACACGGGCACGGTCCAGCTGCGGCCCGCCACGATCGGCGGTGACGCGGGGGTGCAGATCACGTCCGATTTCGAGCTCCCCGTTATCGGCGCGATCACCCGCACCGATCCCGTGGGCGGCGCCGTGCGGAGCTCGGGATAGCCGTGGGGCCGGCGGAGCTCGAGCAGCGCTGCAGGTTCGTCTATAACCACGCGGGCGGCCGCTACGGGCTGACCACCGACCCCGCGGTGGCGCGCACCGCGGAGGCGCTCGGGCTGCACGTGCGCTCCTACCGGCGTGGCCGCCGCCTGCCCGCCGAGTTCGAGATAACGTTCCGCGATCCCGCCGAGCTCGAGCTCGAGCGGGCCCGACGCTCGAGGGGGGCCGCGTGATTACGTTTACGGGCCGCGTGCAGTACCGCGACGGGACCGAGGCGGAGTTTGAGACGGGCACCGCCGCGATAGCCGCCTATGAGGATTACGCGATCAGGCACGGCTACCCCTACGGTGACGCGATGCCTCCCACCCTAAGCGCGCTCGTGGTCGCCCATTACGCGCTGCAGATTCCCGAGGGGTTCGACGTGTGGCGGCCCACTGTCGCGGGGGTCGAGCTCGAGGCTAACGGGGTGGACCCTACGAATCGGGATCCTACGGGCGGGCCCGGGTAGAGCTCGCGATGCTGTTTCGGATCCCGCCGGCCGAGCTCCGCCTGACCGACGTGGAGCTCGCCACGGTGGCCGCGATCCTCGAGGAACAAGGCCGCCGCGGTGCTTAAAGGGATCGAGATAGACGGGCTCACCGAAACCCTCGGGGCCACCCGGGAGCTCGAGACAGCGCTGCGCCGGCAGACGAACAGCGAGCTCCGCCGCGCCGCGGGCGATTGCGCGCGGGCGCTCGTGGGCGAGCTCCACGCGGCCGCCGCCCGGTCGGGCGTGCCGGTCGCGCCCAGGGTCGCGCGGTCGGTGCGGGTGAAATCGGACCGCCTGCCCGTGGTCGCGATGGGCGGCCGCCGCAAAGTCGGCCGCAACGGTGCGACGGCGGCCTCCCTGTTTTGGGGGTCCGAGCACGGGCCCGCGAGTGACATAAACAGGTTCGGGGTGCCCCCGCGGCCGGACGGGTACTGGGTGGCGCCCACCGTCGCGCGGTTCGCGTCGAATCGCGCGGTCGGCGTGTATCTGACCCAGGTGGCCGCGATCCTGCGGCGGGTGGGGCTGATCTAGGTGCCGGGCCCGGGCGAAGTTGTTATCCGCATCGGCGCCCAGGTCGCGGACGCGCTCTCCGGGGTGAATTCGGTTAACAAGTCCCTCGGCGAAACGATGACGACGGGTCAGAAAGCCACCGCCGGCATAAAGAAAGCCGCGCTACCCGCGGCGGCCGCATTGGGGGCGATCGGCTTCGCGGCTATCGACGCGAGTAAAGCCGCGATGGAAGACGCCGCCGCCCAGGACAAGCTCGCTCACCAATTGGAGCGGGTGACGGGCGCCACCTCCGCCCAGGTCAAGGCCGCCGAGGATTACATCTCGAAACTCTCGCTCCAGACCGGGGTCGCTGACGACGAGCTCCGCCCCGCCCTCGGGAAGCTCGCGACCGCCACAAAAGATATGGGCCTAGCCCAGAAAGATTTGGCGCTGGCGCTCGATATCAGCGCCCAAACCGGGAAGCCGCTTACCGCGGTCACCGACGCGTTGGCGAAGGGGTACGCGGGAACTACCACCTCGCTCGGCCGCCTCGTGCCCGGCATGGACCAGGCGGTGCTAAAGACAAAGGATATGACCAAGATCACCGCCGAGCTCGCCGACCTGACCGGCGGCGCCGCCGCCGAGTCCGCGAAAACCGCGGAAGGGCAATACAAAGTTTTCCAGGTGCAGATGAACGAGCTTAAAGAGACGCTCGGCGCCGGCCTGTTACCCGTAATGCAATCCCTACTAGGAATAATGAACAAAGCCGTCGGGATAGCCGCCGAGCATACCACCGCGATAAAGGTGCTGGTCGGGGCGGTCGCGGCATTGTCGGGGGCGATTCTCGCCGCGAACATCGCGATAAAAGCGTATTACGCGATACAAAAAGCCGTGAAAGTAGCCACGGCTATCTGGACGGCTGCTCAGTGGCTGCTAAACGCGGCCTTGAACGCGAACCCGATCGGGCTAGTGGTTACCGCGGTCGCGGCGCTCACCGCCGGCATCATCATCGCGTATAAAAAGTCGGAAACCTTCCGCAATGTTGTGACGGCGGCTATGAATGGGGTTAAGGCCGCCGTTGACGGCGTGAAAAACGCTTTTCAATACTTGTGGAACATTGCTAAAGGCGCGTTCGATTGGGTGGTCGGGCATTGGAAGCTTGCGCTCTTCGCGTTCGGGCCGATCGGCGCCGCCGTGTACGTGATCGTGCAGAATTTCGACAAGCTCCGCGCCGCCGCCCAGTCGGCGTGGAATGTGATAACGGGCGGGGTCAACGCGGTGCTAGCCGCGATTAACAGCGTGATCGGTGCGGTAAAGGACCTCATCGGGTGGATAGGCCGGATCCATGTGCCGCATATCAACCTGCCCGGCCCGTTTAGCCTCGAGGCCTCGGCCGGCGGCGGAGCTCGAGCTCGAGGCGCGACCGCGACCGCGGGCGGCACCGTCATCAACGTGTACGGGACCGTGGATCCCGACGGGACCGCGCGGGCGATCGCCAGGACCCTGCAGGCGCGCTCGCGGCGCATCGGGTACGTGTACCGCACCGCCGCCTACTAGATGGCCGTTCTCACCATTCCCTCTATCACCCTTGACGGGTCCCCGCTCCCGCTCGGCCAGGTGGCCGCCGACGTGACGATTCGGCACGGGCGGAGCTCCTATTTCGACGGTGCGACCGCCTCCACCTGCCAGATAACCGCGCTCGGCGTGTCGCGGTCGCTGGTGCAATCGGTGAAGCTCGGCGCCGCCCTCGTGGTGAACTATTCCGCGGACGGCGGGCCGCCGGCCCCGCGGTTTACGGGGCGGACCACCGACGCGACCCTAGACGGTGACGCGCTCACCATCATCGGCGTGGGCAAAATCAGCACACTGGACGGGTTTACGGTGGGCGCCTCCGGGGCCGCCTACCCGCAGGAAACGTGGAGCTCGAGAGTCGGCCGAGTGTTTCAAGACGCGGGGCTTATCACGATTCTGGACCTCGCGACCGACCCCGCCCTTAACCCGGTCCTGAACTCGCGGGCGGCCGGAAACCCGCTCTCCCTCGCCGAGTACGTAGACGGGCTACTCGGGATGGTCGGCGCCGCGATGGCTGATATGCCGAACGGACACATTCGGATAGAGGCGGTGACCGGCCGGAGCTCCACCGCGTACCTGATAAGCGTGCCCGCCGACACCGTGCTCTACGCGCCCAGGTGGGAGAACGTGCTCCCCGGGTTTAATACCGCGAACGTTCCCTACGGGGGGCCCGGCACGACGACGGGCACCGCGACCGCCACCGACACCGCCGCCGTGACCAAATACGGGCCGCGGCCGACCACCGTTGACCCCTCCGAAATCCGCAATCTAGCGGACGCTCAGACGCTCGCGAATAACATTGTCGCGCGTCAGGCGGCGCCGCGGTGGTCCACGCCGAGCGCGGAGCTCCTAACCGGCCTCGTGCTCGCCCCCTCCGCGTATGAGGACGGGCTTATGCTCGGCCGGCCGCTCAAGATAACGAACCTCCCGAGCTCCGCCCCGTTTAACCCCTGGACCGGGATTGTGGAGGGGTGGACTGACCGGGTGAGCTCGGACGGTGACCGCCTTACGTGGGGCATGGAAATCAGCTTGTCTGACCCGTTCTACTCCGGGGTGACCGTGGACCTGGCGTGGGAGGACGTGGCCGCCGCCGTCACGTGGGCGAGCGTGGATCCGACGATCACGTGGGACAACGCGAACCAGATAGGAGGATCCCGTGCCCTCGACACCGAACCACGCTCTACCGTACCCCGCTAGCACCGACCCTGTTAACCAGGGCGCCACAAACTTTCAATCGCTCGCGACCGCCACCGACGGCGCGATATTCGTTCCCAAGGGCGGCGCCGCCGGCACCGTCCTCAAAAAGAACACGGCCACCGACTACGATTGCGGGTGGGTCGCGCTACCTACGGGCGGGATGGTGCCGGCGGGCGGCGCCACGGGTCAGGCGCTCGTTAAGAGCTCCGCGACCGACTACGCGACCGGGTGGAGCACGATCGCGGGGCAACCGGCGGGCGGCACCGCCGGCCAGGTCCTAACCAAAAGCTCCGCGACCGACTTCGCGTCATACTGGGCCACCCCGACCGGCGGCGGCGGCTCCGGCGCCACGACGTGGCGCGATACTAGCGTTGTCGATGCGACGCTTACGACGAGCGAAATCGACGTTCTTAATTTCGCGATTCCAGCGAACACGCTCGCCACCGATCGGCGCTTTCACATTCTTGTCAGCGGTGACTACCTGAGAAACGGGTCAGGGTACGCCACCGCCCGCGTATACGTCGGCCCCACGATGATCTATACGACCATGCTAAATCCCGGGGCCAACGCCACCCGGCGGCGGTGGCGCCTCGAGCTCGATCTGCTCGCGGCCGGCGCCGCCAACGCACAACTAGCCTACGGCATCTGGTATCACATGACAGCGATCGACGGTCAGAATTCGGCCCCGACCGCGGGCGCATGGATCCCACTGTCTATAGGGCCGTTGGCGCTCGATTCCACCCAGCCGATTACGCTACGGGTCACGGGCCAGCCGACAGCGAGCGAGGCGGGTACGTCGATGCGCCGGTCGCATTACTGGGCCGAGCTCGTGTGACCCTAGCGTCCGCCGGCCCGCCGTGTAAGATCACCCGTAGGGCTAGAACGCTACCGCGGCGCCCGCGATAGCGCTCCTGCTCGAGCACCCCCGCCTTTTGCGGCCGGCGGACCACCGTTTCTCGGGTTTCGCGGTGAGTCGGCCGCGGGCGGGGCCCTTACTTGACGGGTCCGTCCGACGGTGTGTATACGGTCACCGTCACTTATGAAATCCGACCCCTGCCCAGGGGCGCCCGGGCAGACGTTACGAGTAGCGGTAGCGTTGTTATGGGTGCTCGAGCTCGGTGACCGGGCCGGCCGCCTGCTCTCCGCGTGCGACGGTGACCGGACCCAGGCCGCCCGAGTCTTTAGGGTGACCACCGCGGCTACTGTCACCGAGCGCGCCCGCCGAATAGCCGCGGCGCGGCGCGAAACCGCTCGGCCGGCCGGCCCCGTTGGTCACGTTCCGGGGCCGGCCGCGCCCGAGCTCGAGCTCCGCCGCGGGGAGGCCGCATGAGATTCGCCTACGCGGACCCCCCCTACCCCGGGCAGTCGGCCCGCCTGTACGCCGATCATCCTGATTACGCGGGCGAGGTGAACCACCGTGCCCTGCTCGAGCGCCTCGAGGCCGAGTTTCCCGACGGGTGGGCGCTCAGCACGTCCGCCGCCGCGCTGCCCGAGGTGCTCGCCCTGTGCCCGTATGCCCGCCGGCCGCTCGGGGTGCGACATGGCGGGCATACGGACCCCGAGCGCTCGGTGCGGGTGCTCGCGTGGGTCAAGCCCGGAGCTCCGCCCTACCCGGTCCGGGTTCAGTACGGGTGGGAGCCAGTGATTCTGCGGGGCGGCCGGCCGGCCGCCGGTACGTGGGGGAGTGTTCGCGATTGGCTGCAATGCCGGCCCGAGGGGCATACGTTCCGAGCTCCGCCGCCCGGTCACGTTCGAGGCGCCAAACCGCCCGCCTTCTGTCGGTGGCTGTTCGCGTGCCTCGGCGCCGAGCCCGGAGATACGCTTGAGGACCTGTTCCCGGGGTCCGGCGCCGTGGGCCGCGAGTGGGCCGCGTACACCGCCCAGGAACGGCTAGCCCTGTGACCGAATGGTATGAGCGCGCCTACCCCGGGGGCCCGGGCCTGACCCTGCCCGGGTTCCCGCGGCCGCTGCACTATCCCGGGCAGGCCGGGTACGCGCCGAGCGCCCCGGGCCCGGATTGTGTCGCGTGGAAACGGTTTGTCTCGCGCCTCGGTCGCTGGCCGTGGCAGACGTTCGACGACGTGTACTCGGAAGGGTTCGCGCTCGGCCGCGGCCCCAACGTCCGCGACAGCGGGGTGGCGGGGGTGCAACGTCAGCAGCCCGAGCTCGAGGAAACCGGCGCGATCGGGGAAGCGTTCTACCACTTCGCGCGCCACGCGCTGATTCCCGACGAGCTCCCCCACGGCGGGGAATACGGGCTAGACGCGACCGCCCAGGAGCTCCTAGCCGACGCTTACGCGCTGTTCGGGCCGAGCTCGAGCTCGGGGCCGTTGACCCGGGAGCGGATCCTCTCCCCCAACTACTCGAGCCGCGGCGGCTCGGCGGTGCGGCTGATCGTGCTGCACACCGCGGAGGGGGCGCTCACCATCGAAAGCCTCGGGGCGTTCTTCGCTGACCCCGCCTCGGACGTGAGTTCGCACGTGGGGATAGACGACCAGGCCGGCCGCGTCGGTGAGTACGTGTATCCCGACGGGAAGGCCTGGACCGCCGCAAACGCGAATCCTTATAGCGTGCAGGCGGAGCTTTGTGGGTTCGCTGAGTGGTCGGGGTCCGAGTGGGGCCGGCACCCGAACATGATCGAGAACGCGGGCCGCTGGGTCGCGGAAGAGGCCGAGCGGTTTGATATCCCGCTGACGGTGCTCTCCGCCTCGAGCGCTCAGTCGGGCGGCCGCGGCGTGTGTCAGCACGTGGACCTCGGCGCCGCGGGCGGCGGTCACTGGGATTGTGGGTCCGGCCTGCCTATCGGCGAAATCATGGAAGTGGCGCGCGGTGCCTGACCCCGACCGCGACCCCGCGGCGGAGCTCGAGCTCGAGCGCGCGGGCCGGCCCGAGCTCGAGCACGAGGCGTCCGAGCCGTGGGCCCGCCACACCTACGATTCGGATGCTGAGCGCCGCCTCGAGCTCTACCGGGCGGTGCTCGAGCGTTTCGGGGAGGCGCGGCCGCGGTGAGCTCGAGCTCGATCGGCTCATATCGCGATTCCGGGCCGCTCGAGGGTCAGCTACTCGAGGTGTTCCGCGGGGTCGCGCGGGGTGAGACGGCGCTCGAGACGGGCCGGCGGATGTATTCGAGCGCGCACACTGTCGCGAAGCAACGGCGGGTGATCGTGCGCCGCCTCGGTGCGCGCAATCTTGCGAGCGCGGTCGCGATCGGCTACCGGCGCGGGATCCTCGAGTGACCGCCCGTGGATCCCGTCAGGCAAACCGCGATCCTCATTCTGCTCGGCGTGGTCGCGCTTACTCTCGCGCTCGTGGTTTTGGTCCTGAACAGGGACATAGAGTCGGACCTGCTCGCGGTGCTCGGCGTGGTCGGCGGCCTCGCGATAGTAGTGAACTCTTTACCCACGAAGAAAGACTAGAAGAAAGGACAATTCCGCCGGTAAAAGCTGCTTAAAGTGGGATATCGAATCCGTCGCCCGATTTGCGTAGCGGAAAGCGGTCACGCTTTTTCGGGCCTTTCACCCCGTGTTATCAATCGGGCGTTACCGGCGGATATACGTTACGCGTTACGAGCGCCTTTACGGGTTATGCGGCAGCTATGCCGCGAAACCCCCGCGCTTAGGTTAGTCTGGTCCGAAGCGCACCGACACCGAAAGCCGCTCGCGGATTCGCTTGCGGGGGCGGTGTGTCCCGGTTTCGGGTGGCGGTGCTTGTGGAAAACTTCCACCCCGTCTGGTGACGGGATATGCTCCGGCGTGTTATGCGCCTCGGGCTATCGCGGCGCCTGATTCGGAATGGAAGGTGGGAGAACGTGACCGAACTAGAGCAGGAGCTCACGCGGGTGCTGGCGGTGCGGGCCGAGCTCGCGGGCCTCGTTGGGCGCCTCGAGCGCGCCGCGTGGGTCGCGTGCACCGACGGGCAGACCCAGCACCGCGCCGCCGAGTCGGCGCTCCAGCACGGCCGGCGGGCCCGCGACGAGCTCCGCCTCGTGGCCGAGTCGCTGGCCGAGCGCCTCGAGGCCGAGCGGTGACCGAGCCCGGGCCCGTGCTCGAGCTCGAGGCGATGGCACCCATGCTCACACCGGCCGAGATCGTGGCGAAGAAACGTCGTGCTGCGAACGCACTCAAGATTCCCGACCTGACCGTGCACGAAGCGTGCATGCTCGCCGAAGACGTGCTGGAACTCGTCTACGAGCTAGAGCAGGCGCTGATGGTGGCCGAGGCGCTCGGGGAGGGGCTGCGCCGTGCCCGCCACGCAGCGTGACCGTTATGTGTCGGTGATCGTGACCGAGCAGGAGCTCGAGGGGTGGCTGCGGCGGCTCGGGCCCGACGCGGTGCTCGCCACGCTTGACGTGGATAAGTCGGGCGGTGAGCTCGCGCGATTCATCGCACACTGGCGGGAGCGCTGGTTATGCGGTGAGCGGGTGCGGGTGCTCGTGTCGCTGGACGGTGCGCGGGCGGTCGCGGTCCGTGACCCCGACGCACCCGCCCCGCATAACCCGCGCGACCAACAGCTAACCCTCTGACCGGGAGGCTATGCTCGAGGGGGATGGGCGCCGCGGGTATCCGCTCTCGAGCGTGGAAGGATTACCGGGCCCGGGTGCTTCCGGAATTGATAGCCCGGGCGGGGGGGTATTGTGAACGGTGCGGGGGGGTCATTGACTTCGATGCCCCCGCCCGGTCAAAGGCCGCCCCCTCCGTGGACCACCTGATTCCGAGGGGGGCGGGGGGTGACCTGATCGTGCCCCCCGACGAGCTCCAGCTAGTGCACGTGGGCTGCAATTCGATACGTGCGAACAGGGTGCGGCGGGCGGGGGCGGGGGGGCGGAGCTCGAGCTCGAGCGCGGTCGCGCTCGGCGAGCCAGTGGCGGCGCGGCCGGTCGCGTATCCGCCGCGAGTCGGGGTCCGCGAAGTTTCACGGCCGCAAAAAAATCTGCGACTGTTTCCAGTCAGTGAATCTTTAAACGATCGCGTGAC